CATACCCACTAAAAGCTTGGAAGTTGGAGAAGTAACAGCCGCTGGCCGTTACGCTCACCAAGGTTCCCGAGCCAAAAGTGGTCAGGGTTGCAGTGGTTTCAGGAGCAAGCCGAGCACGCGGCGAGATCCCAGTGGGGGCGGTCATACCAATCAAATGGCATGCATCCTTATCCCAAACTAGAGTTCCCACCGTTGCAGCCGGATCGCCGACTTGTGCGTTCGCAATGGAGAGGCGTTGAGTTCCAGCAGTCGTTCCATCGCCCACAATGACGCAGACATCGTTATTGCCTGCCTGCATCAAAGCGTGAGCTGCATAGATCGTCTTCAGGGGCTCGTCCGCCGATCCCGGGTTGCCGTCATTGCCGTTGACGTAGTCAACGAAATAAAAGCTACCCGAGAACAGCGGAGCTCCCGCCATGCCCATTGTGGGTACGCCTGCGACTTCGAGGCCGCTGAGATTAGTGATACCCATAATGGTTCTCCTTTACGTGGGCAGCGATCCGAAGATCGAGCGCCAGTTGTAGTAGCCGAAGCTGTAACGCTCGTAGCCCTTGACCAACAGGTTGTCGGTGACAAAGTCCACTTGCATATCAGTCTCGAAGCTCACACGGTCCATGTACGACAGACCATCGATGTTGGTCAGCAGGAACCAAGCTCGGGCCGAGGTCAAGAAGTCGTTGACCATGTAGCCCTCAGGCAGGCCGCCTGCAGTCGTCAAGATCGCGTTCACGTCGTTGTTCGCCGTACCCGGACGAAGCTCCGTCTTCGTGAGACGGATCGCTGTCGGTTCGAGCGCGGGCGGAACAACCAGCTTGCGACCACGAGCAAACACCTTCAAGCCAGCCTGATCGCGGAAGTTCGTACGGATCGCGATCATCGCGTTCAGCAGCGAGCTTTCGTTCAGGTCAGCGTCAACCGCAGGACGGTTGGCTACCGTGCCACCATCAATCGGGTGTGAGGTATTGACGAGCGAAACGCCGTCGCCACCAATGGCCGAGTTGTAGGTCTGCGCAGTGTTGAGGATGTTCGCGCCGTAGATTTCCTTGGTCTGCTGGAAAGATTCAATCAGACCGAGGTTCGACGGGTGGAACTGCGTCTTGTACAAGTTGTCGTCAATCGCCTTGCGGGTGATTGCGTAACCAAGGGCAATTTCATTGTGCTCTTGGTTGTACACAAAACGTTCGCCAGCATTGTTGTCGAAGGACGTCTGACCACCCTCAGTCTTTAACTGAGCGAGGCCGAGGTACCGCATTTCAGCGGTGCGCTCGAGAGCCAGCTTCGAATCATGCTTGGTGAAGATCTTGTCGTACTGAGATGGGATCATCTCGTACTTGCCTTCAATCCCACGGAGTCCGGGGAGGAGAAGGTCCTTAATTGCTGAAAGATTGACAGCCATTTTCCCTTACTCCTTAAACGCCCGTGAGGGTCTTGGTTTCGACGTTGTTGAACGCCACAATTACGTAATTGTAGACGCCCGCTTCCGTTCCGTTAGAACCCGGGGGGTTCGTAACAAGGCTCACCAGCTTGAACGGGAGGCCTGCGGTTACCGCCGGAGAAACGGCGATATTCACAAAAGCTCCCGAGATGCCGGTCGCGGTGGACGGGGTGCCATACGCAAACTGTACGTTCGAGCCAATGTCGGCAGCCGTAGCGCCGATAGTGGCTGAACCGCCGACTTGAGCAAGGAACTTGGCATTCGGGTCATTGACCAGATAGACCTCAACGAGGTTGCCAGAGGCAACGTCGGCAGCGCCCCAGAAATTGCTCCATACGGTGCGCTTCTGGGAAACCGAGAGGTACTTAAAGCCATAAAAAACGCCAGCAAGAATGCCGGTTCCCGGGGTGTCGGGTTTGACACCGCCGGTCGTTGCATCACGGAAAATCGGATCGCCGTAATACATGGCAGCCGTGTCGTAGACGCAAAAGCTTGCGACCTGCTCGTACGTGGGAGCAGAACCGGTGCCCGAAGACTGACGAAATCCGAAAGGCGCAAAAGTATTCGCCATGACGGGTTCTCCTATCGAGAAGCCATCATCGCACGCCGGGGCGACTAGGCCGGGGTTTTACAAAAAACCTCCCGCCGGGGGAGGCATTGGGACGCAAGATAACGCTCTTTTTTCAAAATTGTCAACAAGGCAAAAAAAGGCGCCTTTCGGCGCCTTCAGTTTTTCTCTAGGGTTAGTCCTTTGGGATTGGAATCGCCTCATAGGACTTTTTGACTTTGATCAACGGAGAGTCTTTGTTTTGCCGTTCAAATTGGCCACTTGGCGCTTGGGCAAGCTGCTGCTCTTTCTGTCGGACCTGATTGATTGCCGCCCTTCGATCAAGCTCCCGCTGCTCTTCGGTTAGCTCAAGCGGGCGCTCCATAAGGATCAGACCTTTACGCTCAATCGCCGCGCTGGCATATCCCTCCGGCATCATGTGCGGATGACGCGCAGCCGGCACTGGTTCCCAGCCCTTACGGGCTAAGCTCACCATGTAAGCCGGGTCTTCCTGACCGAGAACGGTTTTGCGCTTCCATTCGTATGACCAGCCCGGCGGAATATCGCGAGGGTCAATAAAGAACTCGTCAGTACCGTCATCAAGACCGCCTATGTGATTGCGGATCTCTTCGGCACGTCGCGCTGCGCGAGTTCGCGGATCTTCTTCTCGCATAGGCGTTCTCATTTCTGCTCGACGAAGACCAACGTCATCAGCTACTGCTTCTTGCTCTTCGGCAACCTCAGCCTGTGCCGTTGCGTATTCTTCTTTGAGTTTGTCAGAAGCTTCGCGAAACTTGCTCATCTTTGGGCGAACTCTTTTAATTTGATCATTCATGATAAAAACTCCTATTAGTTAAGTTTGCCTTCTTTTTGAAGGGCGAGTTTATGGGTCGCGTACTCCTTGTCAGACATACCCATCATCTGGGCTATTTCTCTTTCTTGAGACGTCAAACGAACGACATTTGATCGTTCTCCGCCTCTGGTGACAGGCGCTGCGGGCGGCGAAGTACGCCGCTGAGTAGGTTTTGCGGCTGCCGCTGTAGGATCTTCATCTGCAACAGGGTCAACCCTTTTAGGCGCTGATTTTCTGATGTTGATCGTGTTTTCAACAAACTCAAAGTAATCGTCGCTGTCTGGTTCAATCCCATCAGCCATAGCAAGGTTATGAGCGGCCAGCATTTTCTGGAAAAGGCGCTGATCTGTGGCGCACTCAGGGTTTCGGCGAAGCCAAGCCGCCGACCGGGGCGAAAGCTGCGATGCCAAAGCCTCTACAGGGTCTGCTGGCAACTGCGTCTGCTGCTTTGGCATACTTTCGAGAGCTTGTTTGCCCTGTTCAAGCTGCAAAAGCTTCGCAGAGTTTGAGGAAAGGGCCTCTTGAATCTCTGCGGCCCTGTCAAAGTCTCCAACGGACATTGCATCGCGGTAATTTGCCTTCAAGATCGAGTTATTTTGCTTCACAGTCTCGATGGCGTTAGTTACCAACGTCAAATTGCTGTCTTGAATCTCGTTTCGGGCGCTAGTTTCGCGGTGCGCATACTCCCGAGCACGCTTTTCAGCATCAAAACGAAGCTGGCGCTCTTCTTCAAGGCGTCTCTTCAGCTCTTCAATGCCTTCTTCGCCAACAATTTCATTTTTTGCCGACGTTTCTTCAGCTTTAACTACTTTGATGTCATCTTTTTCGTCTGCTTTAGATGCTTTTTCAACGTCATCAAGCTCAATTTCAATTTGTTCAGATTCGTTTGCCATTGCAATTCTCCTTACCAGACTTGATCAGGGTGTTTGACGCGGCCACGGACATTAACATCGTCCAAAATTCTGCACAAAACGTTGTTGATCGTGACGCTCCAGCCATCAGAGGGGCGGAAAACCACCCAATCGTTCACGTTAACGTTCAGGTCTTTGAACCAATGATCATTGGCATCAACAAAAGCGTCAGGTCCTTTTTTAAGAACAAGACCAATCTTGCCTTGGAACCGATCTTCTGCTCGGTGTTGATCCGGCAGAACAATGCCTGACTTAGTTTTTTCAGGCCGTATGTACACTGCGCAAAGCAATTGATTGTGGAAAATTTCAATATCCTTAATGTCCCCTAGCTTTTTCAGCAAATCATCTTTCGGGTCGACATCGTGTTGCATTTGATAAGACATGCGTGCTCCATTTAGCGTTGAATAATATTGTGCTGCGCTTCTTCGCAGACCTCCATGGCAAATCTCAAGCCGGCAATTTTGCCAACTTGAAGTTTGTATTCGACATGATCATTGATGGAAATGCCGGTCTGAAGATTCTCAGTAATCCGGTCAATCTCTTGCTGTATCAATTTTTTCAGTTCAGCTTCAAATAAATTATTGAATGACAACATAACGATACCAATAAAAAACGGGCGGTTAGCGTATCTGCCAACCGCCCGTTTTGTCTACATCATTTCTGTTTTCCGTAGATCTTGGCTTTTTCAAGTCGACCAAGGCCGCCCAGAGAACCAGCATCCATGTCGCTAGTGTTCTTGTAAGACCGGTGGCCTACACGGCCCGGCTTATCAACACCCTGCAAGCGACCGCCTTCCTTGCGAACAGCTCGGCCACCACTACGGCGCGGCATCGGCATACCCGGAGGCATGCCCGGAGGACCACCCGGAGGCATCATGCCCGGGGGCATGCCCGGAGGACCGCCCGGCGGGAGGCCCGGCGGCATCATCGGCGGAGCAAGCCCACCCATTGGCGGAACAGGGCCCGCACCTTGTCGGTCACCCTTGTCAATAATGATATTGACGTTGACTTTGCCCTTACCAGTGCGGCCACCGCTTTTTCGCGCCATCCGACCACCGCTGGGGCGGGTGCCTTGGTACGAGCCGTCGAGTTTCGTGCTGCCGCCTTGCGCGAGCTTTGTGAGCTTGCTGCCCGGGTGTTTTTGCTTTTCATGCTTATGCAATGCCCCTTTAATTGCCTTCAAATCGGCTTTTTTGTCGGCGTGCTTTACGGCCCCGCCTTTCTTGAGCGAGTCGAGAGCTTTGCGCGGGACGTAAGACTCATCAGACGGGCCGCCTTTCTTAACCGGCTCACCGCCTTCAGCATATCCGCCGCCCATCTTGTGAGCACGTCCGCCACGCTTGAACGCGCCGCGATGCTTCTTGCCCTCGCGCTCTTCGTTCGCTTCTCGAACATTGCGATTGATAATGTTGTTTGGAGTTGCGAGCGCGTTACCGCCGCTCTTGCGCTTCTTGCGATCTGCTCGCGGAGCGCATTGGCCGCCGCTCATGCGGACAAGTTTGCCGCCTCGCTTGTAGAGACGCGGTTGAATCGGGCGAGCGCCCGTCTTCACATCCGCATCCATCGCATCAGGCGGGCTATAGCCTGACGCATCAACTTTTTGCTTCGGGTCAGTTTTAGTCAGCCGGGCAACTTTTTCTTTCATTGCCTTCCGGGCCGACTTTGCAAGCTTAGACATTTGAGTTCTCCATGGAGTGCAACCGGCGTCCCGGTGCTAGGATTTTGGACCTACTCCGGCAGCAGCGTCAATTGCGCGCCGGATCATCTCGTTTTGAGCGTCCTGAATTTGTGAAGAATCAAATCCGTAAGTGCTACCGCCAGCTTGTTTTTCCATTACGGGACCTTGAACTTGGGTCGCCATTCCGCCGCCTGATATTGGCTCTTGCGGGCTGTATTCTGGCGTAGTCGGCATGACGGCAGGTGCTGCAATATCGCTGCTGGGCACAGTTGTAGGTGGCGCACTTGGCGTTTGCGGAGGCATGTACCCGCCGCCCGTTTCTGGCGTCGTGCCGCCTGAAGTAGGCATTTTGCCGCCTGCTGTTGGGGTTGGTGACTGCGACTGCGGAAGCTTTCCTGTAGACGGAGCGCCCCCCGTCCCGGGTCCTTTGCCCGTCGCCGCAGGAGGTTGCCCACCAAAAGTGACAGGCGGCTGAGTAGGTGGGAATTGCGCAGGAGGCATTGGAGTGACCATTGGCGACTGCGCCATGGGAGTCTGCCCTAGACCCGCCATTTGGCGCATGTATGACGCTTGGCCCGCCATTGATGGCTGAGCCAGATCGGACACGTTTGCCATGTAAAAGGGCTGCGCAAGTCCCATTGACTGTAGGCCTCGTTGGGCCATGGGGTCTTGCTGAAAGTTATTTTGCATGCTGCCCGGAATGGCAGGCTCTCCTACAGCGCCCGGTGCCGGACCCGGGCGCGGACCTTTTCCGCTTGCGGCTCCTTTGCCGGTTGCCGTTCTTTGAAAAGCATCTCCAACCCTGCTCGGTAATTGGGATGAAGCGCCTTTACCCGTCGCTGTGGGAGTGGGAGTTGGATTCGGAATTGCAGGCTCAGTCACCGACCCAACACCAACAGGATTCCCGTTGGCATCAACTCCGTATCGAGCCTGCATTTCGGGGGTGAGCATTATGCCAGCCATTTGGGTCTCCGAGCTTTTTCTGCCACTCTCAAGGCGCGGTCAACAATACCACCAGAGGCCATGCCAGCGGTAGGCTCTGGGAGCTCCTTGGCCTTTGCCCGAGTTTTCTTGGGCTTTACCGCCGTTACTTGGCCTTCTTCTGGTCCTTGCGCTGTTCGCCATGCCCGTCCTTGCCTTGTGTAGGCTTGGTCGAGGAGGGCTTCGAGTTCTTTCTCAAGTTGTGATCCAGCAGCACTGAGACGGGCTGATGGATCTGATCCCAAGATGTCACGTAGCCCTTGAACGTATAGTTCCCCATTTGGATTCTCCTTCCAATCGTTTCTAGCTTTCGATATTTCAGCTTCGGCCAATTGCGCTTGAACGTCATAGGGCAATGACTTGAGCATTGTACCAAGCTCGCCATCTGCGCTAAGCGCCTTAAACAAATTTTCTGAGGTTTTCTTTCCGCCCTTATCAACAAGGACCCGCACGCCGCTCTCACCAGAGGGCAGCGTGATGGGCTGATAACCTTGAACCAATCCTGTTTTATCCGCATCCATAACCTTTGACCAAAAGTCTTGGAGCTGACCCTTATCGGCAAGATTATTTGATCCTTTCTCAATAAAATCGATGGCAAAACCTTTTGGATTTGCCGTCATGGGTTTTGCGCGGTTGTGCCAAACCTCAGTCTGGTGCAATAGATGGCCAATCGAGTGAGCCAAAATATCTGCGC